GGGCGCGACCACGATGCAGGCGCAGCTGAATGATGCGTTGCGTGCAGAGCAGTCACAGCTCGCGCAGTTGCGTGACATCGAGATGCAGCGAGCCGAGACAACGGCTGCGCAGGCACAGCGTTTGGCGAATCTGATTGGCCCCCCTCCGCCGGAGGAGAACGCGGAGGCGCCGAAGTTGAACGAGAAGAAGGCGCGAACAAACAAGAAGGCGTTGCGCATTTCACGAGGTGGGTCCAGCGCATCGGCCGCTGGTGCTGGCCTCAACATCACAGGAGTCTGATCATGTGTTTCGGTGCGCCTTCTCCGCAGATGAAGATGGAGAAACCGCAGGGCGGCTCTGACATGTCTGCTTATACACAGCAGATGCAGGCACAGCAGCAGGCCTTCACTCAACAGCTGCAGCAGCAGATCGCAGCAGCGAACCAGCGTGCATCAGACCTGCGGATTCAGTTCCAGCAAGAGCAGGAGGCGTTGGCTGCAGACATGGCTGCGCAGTTCGCTGGTGCGTACAACACCACTGCTCAGCAGACAGAAGCGGAAGGGGCTCAGGTGACTGAAGCGATCAAGCCGAAAAAGGACACGAGCCGCAATACGTTGAAGATCAACACCGGTGGTGCCCCAGCGGCAGCCGGTGCTGGCGTCAACCTGGGGGTGTGACATGAGCTGGCTACAGATTGCCCCTGGCATCAGCATTAACAGCAACCTTCCAATCTTCCAGAGCAACCCTGTTGTTCAGCAGGCTGCAGCGACACAACAGCAGCAAACAGTGCTGCAGGAGCAGCAGGCCGCGGCAAACGCGGCGATGCAGCAGCAGCTGGCGTACAACAGCCAGCGACTGATGGAAGGGCGAGCACGCGGCAATGCGGCGCTCACGTCACTGCGAATCCTTGGGGCTGGGCCCAACCGGACGGGTGCGCGAGCGAAGGTCTCTGCCCGTAACAGCAAGAAGAGAAAGAAGCGTGCATCTGCATCGCTTCGCCTCGGCAGTCAAAGCAGCCAAGGCGGTGGCGGTGGCCTCAACATCGCGATGTAGCAAATGTCCTGCGAGAACTTCTGGAATGATCACATCAGCACCAGGAACTATTGGCTGAGTCGCGCACGTCGTTGTGCGTCACTGACTATTCCGTATCTCATCCCCCGGTCCAACGAGCCGGTGGTGGAGAACATGGACAGCTATGTGCTGCCATGGAATGGCATTGGCCAGCGGGGTGTCGCGAACTTGGCCAGCAGGCTGTTGATGGCACTTCTCCCTCCCACGGAGGCCTTCTTCCGTTTCACCGTTGACCCGGTGCAAATGGAGAAAGAGGAGGGCCGACTGCAGGACCAGGGCGTCAGCGATGACGACATCGCTCAGATGAAGTCTGAGATGGAGCTGGCGCTGAACAAGCTTGAGCTGTCAGTGCTGCGCAGTATCGAGACAAGCAACGACCGGGTGGTGCTGCACGAAGCACTGATGCACCTGATCGTGGCTGGCAATTGCCTGCTTTATATCGATGAAGATGGGATGCGGGTGTTCCATCTCAATTACTACACCCTGCTGCGTGACCCCATGGGGGAACCGCTTGAAGCGGTGGTATGCGAGGAGATTGGCGAGGAGCAGCTACCGCCAGAGGTGCGGGAGATCCTGAACGACAATGACCCAGTGATGTCCGGGTCGGTCACGCAAGATCCGTTTGATACCCCAAGCAGAAGGACCTACAAGGTCTTCACCCACGTTGTGTGGTCTCACGATTCGGTGGAGTGGTATCAAGAGGTCAAGCAGAAGGAGATTCCCAATAGCCGCGGCCGAGCGAAGAAGTCTGCATCACCGTGGATTCCGCTGCGGATGGTGTCGATGGACGCCAGCAGCTATGGCCCCAGCTATGTGGAGTCTGCGTGCATCGCTGACCTGCAGACCGCTGAGGCGTTGAGCCAGGCGATCACCGAGGGTGCGCTGGTGTCAGCACAGGTGAAGCATCTGGTGAAACCATCGGGGGTGTGCAACCCGAAGGTATTGAGCGAAGCCCCCAACGGTGCGTACGTGCCTGGCAATCCAGACGATGTGTTCACTGTTCAAACCAACAAGGGCAATGATCTGAACGTGGCCATGGCTGCGTTGGAGAAGATCGAGATGCGGCTGGCCGCTGCGTTCATGCTGGCCGAGTCACGCAATGCTGAGCGTGTGACGGCAGAGGAGGTACGACTGCAGGCGCTGCAATTGGAGAATGCGCTGGGCAGCATCTACGCAATCCTGACGACTGAGTTCCAAGCGCCATATATCCAGCGAAAGCTTGAGCTGTATGCGCGACAGGGTGGGATGAAGCGTTTGCCCGAAGGACTGATCAAGCCAGTAGTGAGTGTTGGCCTACAAGCTGTTGGCCGCGGCAATGATCTGGAGAAGACAGCACGCTTCATGACGCTGCTGCAGCAGACCATTGGGCCAGAGCAGATTGGCCTTTATGTGAAGACGCCAGAGCTAATCCGTCGTCTTAGCAGCAGTATGGGGATTAGCCCTATCGGGCTAGTCAAGACTGAACAGGAGATTGCTGCAGAGATGCAGGCACAGCAACAACAACAGATGCAAGCGGAGGTGTTGGGGTCCGCCGTGTCTGATCCCCAGAAGCTTGCGCAAGCAGCGCAGACTGTCCAACAGATGAACACACCGGAGGCAATGAATGGCTAATGCAGTGACTTTGCCCTGGAACCCGGATGAGGTGACGGGGCCTGAACTTTCAAAATCTGAGCTTCATGGCGAAGGATTGGTGGCACCGGGCCAAGAGGATATGGCTCGGGCGTTTCTTGAAGAGCCAGCGCCGAGTGGTGAGGAGGCCGGGGGCGAGGCCGTACAGGAGAAGATCCTGGGGAAGTTTGAGAGCCAGGAAGACCTCGCCCGTGCATACCAGGAGCTAGAGAGAAAACTGGGCCAGCGCCAAGAGGCTGAACCGGCCCAGCCCGATACCACCGCGCAACCGTACACAAGAGACCAGGCGGTCCAGCGTTATGGGGAAGGCGCTGTCGAGGCTTTAGGCGAGAAGGGCGTTGATCTCGCTGCGTTGATGTGGAAGGCAGACAACGGTGGAGACATCAGCGAGCACTACACAGCCTTGGCTGGTGCGTTCAACGTGAGTCCCGAGGTGGTGGCTGACTATGTAGCGCGATCACGTGCGCCACAGGCCGCACCATCTGGGGGGATGTCCGATTCGGATGTTGCCGAGATCAAGGCGATGGTGGGTGGCGATGAGGCATTTGCCGGCTTGAGCAGCTGGGCCGCTCAGAACCTGGATGCACAGGAGTTAGCTGATTACAACGCAGCGGTGGATTCCGAGAACAAGGACGCAATCCGGTGGGCTTTGCGATCAATCCAGCAGCGTGCTGGGGCGAGGGATTCGAGGAGAGTCGAGCCGCGGATGGTGGGCGGCGGCAGCCCTGCAAGTCAGATGACATTCACGTCTGAGCAGCAGGTGCTGAATGCAATGAACAAGCGGGATGACCGTGGCCGCCGGCTGTACGACATCGACCCGGCCTATCGAGAGAAGGTGAAGGAAGTGCTAGCCAATAGCAATGTCTTCTGATTAGGTTGGGGCCAGGTACGTTGCACCCCTGCAACTGATCTGGCCCCTGCGGGGACAACCGGGCAGCTTGAGGCGTAGCAAGGCCACGCAAACTCAACCCCTTTCCTCCGATGGCTGACGCCGCACTACAACGGCTTGGCGCGATTAAGGGCGACGTTGGTACATTCACCAACATTGCCGAGATCAACAAGAACCGTGAGCTGTTCCTCAAGCTTGGTTCGGCTGAGGTGCTCGATGCGTTTGAGCGCTTCTGCGTGTTCAAGGGCAAGACCCGTGAGCGGAACATCCGCGGCGGTAAGTCTGTTGCCTTCCCGATCAGCGGCCGCATGAAGGCTGCGTATCACCAGCCAGGCACCGAGATCACTGGTGGCACCAACGACCCTGGTGATCTGAACGAGCGGGTGATCACCGTTGACTCTCTGATGGTGGCTGATACAGCCGTCGCGGAGGTTGACGAGCTGATGAATTATTGGGACGCTCGCGCTGTGTACACAACTGAGCTGGGCCGCGCCCTGGCTTACGAGTGGGACAAGCGTGTTGCCCGCATGATCTTTGCGGGTTCAAACAGCACCACCTATCCCGAGCCCCTCAACACCGGCACCAACGCTCAGAACGCTGGCCGCATTGGCTTCCAGGACTCCACCCTTGGTGTAGATGCCACTTACCTCGCGAAGACACGTACTGAGCGGGGCAATGCACTCATCGATGCCATCTTCAACTGCAAGGTTGCGATGGAGCAGAAGGACGTGCCGACCGATGATCTGTATGGCGTGTTCACGCCTGAGGATTATTACTGCATCACGATGAGTGATCGCGCCATCAACACGGACTTCAACGGGTACAGCGCACCCAACGGCACCATGGCCGAAGGGCGTACCCTGATGGTGGCCGGGATCCCCCTGTATTCCAGCAACCACATCGACCAAGCCAGCTATGCGTTGACCGCTGGCGACATGAACCCGAACTATGCGGTGGACATGTCCAAGTGCAAAGGTCTGATCTTCCACCGTGATGCGGTGGGTGTGCTGACTCTGCTGAGCCCCTCTCTGCAGATGACCAGCGGTGACTGGAACATCAGCCACCAGTCCACTCTGCTGCTGGCCCGCCAAGCCATCGGCATGGAGGTCTTGCGTGCTGAGTGCTGCAATGCCATTGTGACAACCTGAGCGG